TGATATACCTATCGTATGCAAATGTCACAGTGAACTCAAGATTTTGTGAAGAATCATAAGAAACTTGAGTTGAAGATATATTCTGAGGGAATGCATTAACAAATGTATAAGTTATTCCAGCAGTTTCTGAATACGGTGCGTAATGTATCTTGTCATTTTTATTAAACTTCCCAATATAAAGATTAGTACGATAATCTTCTGGATAATTTGCTTTATAATAATTATTAATACTCATTACATTATCACCTTTCATAGGCATAATAAATTCCATCCATGCCTCAAAGTTATATAACATTTCATATTGACTATCGATATAAAATGTTAAATCAATCGTGTTATCAAACTGCCTTTTATAAACACTCTTCTGTGTAATTCCATAAAAATCATGAGCAACATCATGAGTAGCAAGAGATGAACCTGGTAAAGAGGTTGCTTTACATAAAACACTTCCCTCATTCCACACAAGTCCAGGACGACTCCCCATCTTAGAAGGCCAACCCCAATGTGCTCGATACTGACTGCTCTGAGCAATATTTCCAAACTTACTCAGAAAAGATGACGTAGTATATTTCGTTCCTGGTATGTTGCCAGCCATCTAAATACGATATGGTGTTTCTATATACTATGTATGTCTTATAAAGGTAGATTTATACCAACTAAACCAAATAAGTACAAAGGAGACATAAGAAACATTATTTATAGGTCCCTTTGGGAACTAAAATTTATGAAATGGTGCGATCGTAATGTAAATATACTTGAATGGGGAAGCGAAGAGTTCTTTATACCTTACAAATCTCCTATAGATAATAGAGTTCACCGTTACTTCCCTGACTTCTATATGAAAGTTCAAGAAAGTAATGGTAAATTGAAAAGATATGTGATTGAAGTTAAACCAAAAAGACAATGCTCTCCTCCTGTAAAAGGAAGGAAACAAAAAAGAACCTTCATCCGTGAAGTAGCAGAGTATGCTAAGAACCAAGCGAAGTGGAAAGCAGCAAAGTCTTTCTGTGAAGATAGACAACTCACCTTTAAGGTAGTCACTGAAAAAGAACTAGGTCTATGACTAATAGTTTAATCAAACCATATACCAATAGAGTAGCTGGACTATTAGAAACTCTAATAGGAACAGAGGAACCTGATGATATGATGCTAGAAATTATGGATCGTCTAAGTGATACTGTAACACCTATACCTGACCTAGGAAACTATTATACATTTGTCTATCAAGCAATTACTCCTAACGAAACATATGATGTCCATCCTTTGATTGCTGCTACAGAGTACCATCAATTTGGATTCAAAGGATTCAGTTATCATTGGAATAGAATGAGAAACTACAACTTCAGTGGGGTAGTAGGACAATTATATCTGGTAACTCCAGATGAAATAGATGAATTAAGAACTATTCCTTATCAAAAATTTGTTCTAAATAACTAAAAAGATATTATAGTGGCAGAAACTACAAGCAGTTTACTACTTAAAGAGAAGTTAGGAAGGACCACTAGAGGTAAAGTAGTCTTTGATCCTGAGAATCCTAATGCGCCTGTAACATTAACTGTAACAAATACAGTTCCTAAGGTAGGTAGTAAGGGCATGGGACAAAGTACTGTCACTACCTATACTCAAGGTAGTGATGGATTATTCAGAGATAGTAGTGGAGAAACGTGGATAGGTGATTATAGTGGTGAAGGTGGTAAAGTCAGAGCAGAAATGGGGAAGAAGATAAATGAGAGTAACGCAGATAATCAAACAAAAGAAGACTGGGGAACTAATGCAACTGGAATAGATAAACAAGATGAAGGAGACGCTGGTGGTGCTGATGGAAACGATAAAGGCCTTCCGACAGTAGACAAATTTGGCATTCCAACATCAGCTGCATCAAGGAATTTTGGTAGCCGAAGATATCCAAAACAACGACTAGATGGACAGGATTATTGTAAGATTACTCAATACAAATACGTTCCTGGTCAATTCAAAACAGGAAAGGCAGGACGTCCTAGTGAGAGAATGTCACAATCAATGGGGAATGTTATCCTTCCTATTCCACCAGGACTATCAGATGGTAACCAAGTATCCTGGGCTAATCATGACATGAACAACCTGCAAATGGCAGGTGGAACTAAAGCAATGGAATTAATGAGTAGTAATAACATAGCAGATAAATCAGGTGAAGCACTAAAAGAACTGATTGATGAAGCGAAGAATACTCCTGGACTTGCCAATTTGGCAAAAGTATGGGCAATGAGTAACCTACCAGGATTAGGTGGTGCTAGTGTGAATCAACTACTTGCTCGTGGTTCAGGAGCAATAATCAATCCTAATTCAGAACTACTATTTGGTGGTCCACAAATTCGTTCATTCAACTACTCATTTAGAATGACACCTCGTAATAAGGAGGAATCAACAGAATGCCAAGAGATAATCAGATTCTTTAAGCAGGGAATGGCAGTTCAAGAATCAACTGGTGGTGGTACGTTCTTAGTCTCACCAAATGTTTTCCATGTTCAGTTTTTTAATGATAAAGGTGCAGAACATCCATTCATAGGTAAATTAAAGAAAGCAGCATGTACTGGATTTACTGTTAACTATGTACCAGATGGAACTTATATGACATTACCTGATAGTTCTATGACTGCATATGAAATTGGAATAAGTCTAATGGAACTCGAACCAATTTACGAATCAGATTATGACGAAGCAAGTACCGTAGGATTCTAACATGTCAAATTATTTCCGCACCCTACCCAACTTTGAATACATCTCTCGTATTAATGAGAGAAAATCTAATAGTGACTATCTTACTGTCAAGAATCTTTTCCGCCGTGCAATCATACGTGAAGATATCTTTACTGACTTCATGGCATTCACCAAATATAAAATTATAGGTGATCAACGTCCAGATGAAGTTGCATTTAATGTATATGGTGACTCAGATTTAGACTGGGTAGTTCTTGCTGCAAATAATATTGTGCATGTAAGAGACGAATGGCCTCTAACACAAAATGATTTTCACAACTATCTTATAGACAAGTATGGTTCAGAAACAGCATATTATGAAATAAAACATTACGAGACGGAAGAAATAAAAGATTCAAAGGGTAAAATTTTTGTGCCAAAAGGTATGATTGTGGACTCCACTTTCAAAACATCATTCTTGGATAGTGGTACCAATAGATATATTGAAGTAAGTCCCGTTAACGGTATAACTTATCTTAAATATGAAGAAAGACTGCAAGATGATAAAAGAAATATCAACATCTTGCAGTCTAAGTATCTTCCGATGATTTTAGATGAATTCGAATCCGTACTCAACTATGAACGTTCAACGGAATATATTAATACAAAATTAAAGAGAGGAAGTAATCCTAATCTAGGTTAACTCTCAGCAAGTTTCTGAAAGTAACTAAGAGCATCATCTTCATCAGCATCAACTGTAGTTGCTTCTGCAACTTGTTTTACTGCGGCACCACGGCCTTCACTCTCGTCCTCTAGTTCTTCATCGAACCTAGGAGCTTGTGCTTTTTTCTGTCCAAGCACGGACTTAAGACGCCTTTCTAGGTCGTCATAACTTTTGAAGTTAGATTGGGCAGTAAAGTCTGCCAATGAGTATTCTTTTTTCCAGACTGCTTCGAGAGCGTCGTCATCATCAAGCAGAGGTGCAGGAGCATCAAACTCTGACTTGTCATAATTCCAGTAACCATCCACCTTGCGTATCTTAAGCTTGAAGTTTGCTCCTTGCCAGAAATCAAAGGGATTAATGGGTGTTTCATCTTCAAACTCCGGTTGCATTGCGGCGGTTAACTTATCGAAAATCTTCTTCCCGAACTTGAACAGGAAGACTCCTCCTTCATTGTGGGGATTAACTGGATCCTTTACGACATAGATGTTACTGTAGTAAGAAAGCTTACGCTTCTGTCTACGTACAACATCCTTGTCAGAATCGTTACCACTATTCCACAACTCACGATTGTACTCAGACACTGGGTCCTTGCCACCAATCGTGGTAAGAGAGTTCTCGATGTACCATCCTCCAGGACCTTGGAAAGCATGTGAATATACTTTTGCCCAAGGTAAATCCTCACCGTCAGGTGCAGGAAGGAACCGGACTACTGCGTAACCATTACCGGTTTTATCCAGCTCTGGTTTCCAGAGACGCTCATCAGCACCACCTCTGGTGGTACTTGTCTTCTCAATCTCCTTAACTAATTTGGAAGTGAGCGAACCAAGAGAAGACTGTTTCTTTAGACTTGAAAAGGACATAGATTTGGCCTGTTTGTTTAGATTTGGCTTGTGTGTACCTGTTAATTATAATATCAACGAGAACGATTGTCAACCTGCTGTCGCATAACGTCAATCATCTTCTCCATATTTTTGAAGACGGTTGCCATATCAACATCTTTGGGCATGCCCATCATCACAGCAGACTGTTGAATGTTCTCCTTCATCTGTTTTGCTTGAGGATCATCTGATAAACTCATACGAGTATAGAGAACCCTCTGCTTATCAAGAAGTTCTAAAAGTGCTTCAATATGGTCTGCTTGTTCTTCTGCGTCCATTTGAGGGAAATTAAAGACGCTTCCATAAATCTCCTCTTGGAGTTCTTGGATGTCTGTCATCTCCTTACGAACAACTTCTGAATCAAAGAAACTCATAGTACAATTTCCTTAAGAACTTTTTTATAACGTGGTACATTAATATTTAGGAAGGGTGTGTACTTTTTTATCCGTCTGCTGACGGTTTGCCACACTGGATCCTGCAACTTCTTATCAAAGTTTTTAACGTACCCAAATATTCTATCACATATTACCAAAGTTTCCAAGGTAGTGTATCCACCCAAGTAACTTCTTAATATATGAGGATGTCCCTTACTACAATCAAACACCTCATCAACCTTCCTAT